AATCTGGAGATCTCAGAACACAAAGGAGAGGCCAGAGATGAGTGGGCAAATCTGAAATTCGGTGACACGGTGAAGATGCGGGGAATGCAGGATTATGAAGCGCTCCGCCTTCAGGTCATGGCCCGGGGCAAATCGGTGTCGCGGCGGCAATTTATCCGAAAAACAGCAGGCGAAGAAGTGAAACTGAACAGCAATGGAGAGACGGCGTTGGAGTATTTCCGGACGCGGTTAAAGAATGATACCCTGTACTGTCTGGATGAACCGGAAAACAGTATGTCGCCGGCCATGCAGCTGGAATTGGTAAAGTTCCTGGAGCAGATGGCGCATTATTGCGGCTGCCAATTTATTATAGCGACCCATTCACCCTTCCTTCTGGCGTTGGAAGGAGCAAAAATCTACGATCTGGATACGGTGCCGGTGGAAGTAAGAAACTGGTGGGAACTGGAGAATACAAAAATCTACTACGAGTTTTTCAAAAGACATCAGAAGTTATTTGAACAATAGAAAAGAACCCCGCGCTCTTGATGTGTACCCCCTTTACTGGACAAAACCAGTAGAGGGGGATTTTTTATGCGCTACAGTTATGAATTCAAAAGAAACTGTGTTGATTTGTATCGCCAAGGGCGTTGGCCAGAGACACCAGAAGGTATCAATAATCAAGAAAACTTCCGTCATACGATTCGTGGATGGGTTCGCATGGAAGATGCTTGCGGACCAGAAAGTTTACGGAATAAAAAATATAATAAAGATTGGACTGCCGAAGAACGATATGAATTAGTTGCTAAAGTAATAGCAGGACAATCTTATAAAAGTGTCTCTTTTGCTAATGGTATCAATCCGGGGCAGCTGTATCAATGGGTTCGCAAATACAAAGAGTTGGGATATAATGGGCTTGTAGCTATGAAAAAAGGCAGACCAAGGAAGGAGCTCCAAATGAAAAAACAAGTAAGCCCAGAACCTCTTACGGAATCTGAAAGAGAAGAACTTATTCGTCTTCGTGAAGAAACAGAATATTTAAGAACGGAGCTTGCGGTCAGAAAAAAACTGGAAGCCTTGAGACAGGAAAAGGAAGCTGCGCGACTCAAGGCGAAAAGGCAGCAATCATTAAAGACCTCAGAGAGAGAGGATTCCAATTAAGGCATCTGTTAAAGGCTATGAAAATATCGAGATCCACATATTACTATGAAATCAGGAAAGTGGATGCTGTAGAAATCAGGAATCAAGAGCTCATGGATGAAATCATAGAAATATTTGAGCACCATAAGGGCAGATATGGAGTAAGACGTATTTATCGGGAGCTTGTGAATCGTGGACGTAATGTCAATCATAAACGAGTACAGAGACTTATGCATAACATGGGACTCATGGGAAAACGTCCGAAAGAAAAATATCATTCGTATAAAGGTGAAGTTGGCAAAGTGGCTGACAATATCATTGATAGAGATTTCCGTGCAAAAGCACCATTACAAAAATGGACAACAGATGTCTCTCAGTTCAAGTTCCCATGGGGTAAATGCTACATTTCGCCAATCCTTGACATGTGCACAAACGAAATCATCTCATATGATTTATCTCTCAGTCCAAATCTTGAACAAATACGTAATATGCTGGATCATGCATTTGAAAAATTTCCATATGTTGAAGGTCTGATTTTACATTCAGATCAGGGATGGCAGTATCAGCATGAATATTTTAGAAATACATTAAAAGACCATGGAATCATCCAATCTATGTCCAGAAAAGGTAATTGTATCGATAACTGTATTATGGAAACATTCTTTGGAAGATTAAAGAACGAGATGTATTATGGCTATGAGAAAGATTATGATTCATTTGAAGCCTTTTCAAAGGCTATGGAAGATTATATAAGTTATTACAACAATGAACGAATCCAGGCAAAAACAAAATGGATGCCTCCTGCTAAGTACAGGGAGACATCCATGTGTGCTTGATTCGCTATTCAGTGTGTCCAGGAAACTGGGTACACATCATTTCGACAAGGTTTATATCAGTTCTTATTAAGTTTTATTTCAGCAGTTCATCATAGCTTGTATCCAGGCACTCTTTGATTCCACGCAACTGTGAGCCTGTGATGTGCTGAATTCCTCTTTCAATCTTCACAAGCGTTTCTCTCGTTATATCTATATTTTGTAATTGCAGCATTCTTACCAGTTCTGTCTGTCCAAGTCCTTTTTCCATACGAACTCTTCGGATATTTCCACCGATATCAATGCCTTTCTGTTTGATTTTCTGTTCCATAATAGTCCTCTTACGATTGTGGACTGAATCTAGTCCGATTTTATCTTTATCATATCGGCTACTACTGATATAATGGGACTAGTACTAGTCCAGTTCAAAAAGAGAACATTTTTTATGGTATACTCTAAGGACAAAAATTATTCAGGAGGTCAGACATGGATGATAAATATATAAGAATAAGAAAAGATATTCTATGCAAAATAATCATTAGCATAGTCATCATAATTCTTGCAGGATTACTCGTTTTTCAGATCCATAACAGGATAGAAGAAAAGAAAGCAAACGAATACACTCCTGTTGAATATGTAGATATTACATATGAGGATTTGAAATCAAAAGTAATCGACAAAGAAGATTGCTTTATCTGCGGAAGTCCTGAAATGAGCCTTATGCCTTACTACAGAAAGTTCGATACCCTTGGCATCATTTCGCTTAATGATTGCTACGTTATCGACCTGGGACTCAAAGCATATGATGAAGTTGGAAAAGAAATGTCAGATGAGGGCAGCACATCTATTCGCAGCACCAGCCTTGATAATGTGAAATACACTGTACATAGCACTGCATCACGCGGTATGGCAGATATCGAAATCTCTGTAAAAGAAGATGTCCGTCTTGATACGAATAACCTTGAGAAAAATCTCTGTTCCGATTGCCTACCAAAGGTAACTGAAGTATTAGAACACTCCTATAAAAAGGGAGAAGAAAAGAAAGAAACCATTCCTCTCTGCTTAATAGACTTCGAAACTTTAGAAGTGTATTCCATGCAGGATTTCTACAGAGGATACTTTGTCAGAGATTACTGGGTTCAGTTTGATTTCATCGATGATAAAATTGAACTAGAAGCCTTTTATTTACCAGTTCGTGAATAAAAAATAGTGCCTACCGGGACGATAAAATCCTGGTAGGCATTCTTTTTACAGTAATTCATTTACTCTCTTCTGCACAGCTGCGTAATCGTATCCGGCAGCTTTGAGTTTCTTTTCTCTTTCCGCACCATTTCCCCAATCACCACGGATAACCTCACGTGCAATGGTATCAATGGACTTTTTAGAAGTAGTTGTCACAGCACTACCACTCTGTGTAGTGACAAAAGAATCAAAGCCTTTTGCTTTCAGTTTCTTCTGCATAGCTTCGGCATTTTCCTTTTTACTGTATGCTCCAACTTGAATCTTATAAAGGCCACCTACTTTGACCATGTAAGTATCAAAGCCGGCAGCCTTTACTTTCTTAAGCTGAACATCAGCGTTATTTTTTACAGAATATGCTCCTACCTGTACACGGTAAAGCGTATCCTTCTTTGTAGTAGTTGTGGTTGTAGCTGTTGTTGTACCGGACAGATTTGCAGTAACTTTTTCAGCCAGATCACCAAGTCTTGAATATAACCAGTCACCCGGACATGATTTATTCGCAAACCATCTGTGAACGGTAAGAACCATTTCATCAGACTTCGGTGAGTAATTCAGCGCCTTACTCTTGCTTCCAAGCCATAACAGTTTCTTCTTACCATTTCTTTTACAGATATCTGTGCAAAGTTTGATAAGAGAATTATATACCTTGCTGTTCATGGCATATGGAGCTTTCATATCACTTGCACATTCGATGGTTACTGCTCTCTGGTCATTGGAATTGCTAGAAGAACACCAAGAACGGTTCTTTTCTTCCACGCAAAGGGATACTCTTCCGTCAGTACCAATACCATAGTTGCAGCTTGCCTGTCTCGATGTACTTGTAAAACATCCGCAGATGCTTTCTGCAGATAATTGCCCCACTACACAGTGAGGCGTGATTCTGTCAATTGAGTGTGTTCTTTTGCCCGAATGGTTCGGACTAAGCTTTGTGTACGATACAAATGAACTGTTTGTGTAAGCCATATTATTTTACCTCCGTTTCTTTTTCTGCTCTGTCATGCAGCTGTTCTAACACGACCTTGATTTTTTCCGGGATAGGAAGGCCAAGGTGTCCTGCATTTTCCAAAAGGCTGATACCTTCATTGGAAATGTAGAAGAAAATAACTGCAGTTCTAAGGACACTTCCTGTGCCAATAACCTGAACATCCAGTACATTTGCAATACCTACAAGCAGGAAAATAAGTACCTTTCTGCAGATTCCCTTAAATCCCACTGCACTGGATAAAGACTTGTTATTGATGGCACACATCACTCCTGTGATGTAATCCACAACAACGAAAACTACCAGTGCGTACAGAAGTCCATCGCAGCCGCCAAGAAAATATCCAAGCCAGCCTCCGACTCCCGTAAAGATAATCTGAATTGTGTTCCAAAATTCCTTCATCATTTTTTCCTCCGTTTCTTAAATTTGAGTAATAAAAAAAACAACTACCTTTGCAGTTGTCGTAATCAAAATATCTATGCTGTTCTCTTCCACATATAAACAACCAGATACGGAGGCATATTGTTATGCGAGCCTCCACCTCCGGTACTTGAGTTCGTACCTTTGGCTGTTAATGTGTGAGTATGCGAATCACTTGATGTAGTAACAGTTCTTCCTGATGCTGATGCACTTGCCCAGCTTTCACATTTGTTACCGCTACCACTGTTATCCCCTTTCGTGTTCGGTACAGTATGAGTATGTGAATCGCTCGATGTGGTTGCACTGCTGCCCGTAAATGTGTGGGTATGTGATGGTATCTGTGAAGTGGTAAGTGTTACAGTTGATGCACCGCCTGTGTTACCCGCCGTATAACTTGAACCTGCACCGAGCAGGAATCTGTTCTGAAGCTGGCTCCATGTGCCTCCGAACAGTATGTCTGGACTTGTACTATTTACACTCATATAAATACTTCCCACAGGATAGATGCTGTCCACAATATATGTTTTCAAAAGCTGTCCATAAACCTTTACATCCCATTTCTCCGATACTTCAAATGTATCATCAAACTCGGACACCTTGCCAATGGCCACACCTTTGCCACCGGCCTTAAAGTCCATGACCACTGCTGCCGTAGAAACCACATCGTAAACTGTTACGGTATTAAAGGCATCTGCAATCGTATATTTGATGTCATAGGAATATTCAGAAGAAAGATTCCCACCACCAAAAGTGAATGCTGTTCCCGATGAAAAGGATGCACTTGCATTCGTCCATGACGATGCTGTTGACTTCTTATAATAAGTAGTCCTTGTCACAGTATTTTTACTGCTGCACGATGAATAAGTGTACGATACCGTTCCTTTTACATAGGTACCTTCATCATCTAATGTTCCTCCGCTTAAGCATCTCTTCGATGAATAACTGCTAAACGATGGAGACGTATACGCAACCACGGATATGGATACCGTTGCTGAATCGGATGTTCTTCCCCTGGAATCCGTAACTTTTGCAGTAAAAGTAATCGTACCGCTTGAATTTAAAAATCCCGTTGTGAGCGTAGAAGAAGTGCCGGAATACCCACCACCGGAAATCGAATAGGAGCTGATTGTCGAACCATAACTTCCTGCCGCCCCGTTGATGGTAAGTGTCGCTTTTGATTTCGACTGCACATAGATTCCCCAGGTACTTGGAACTGTTCCATCCACTCTTGTTGCGGTCAAACTTGATATCGTGGGTTTTACCGATGACGGAACAGTAAGTTTCAGTGTACACGTCTTACTACCGACACTTGTACTTCCGTTATAGGTGGTGCAAGTAATCGTGCAAGTTCCCGATGTAGCACTTGGTATCTGATTGGCAAGGGATACTGCCGGAGTCCATGACACCGAAGTTGATGTTGTTTTTGTGGCTATTGTTCCCGAAGCATCACCAAAACTGTACTTCAATGTATGGGTAAAGGAAGATGATGCTCTGCTAATGGAAATCGTTGTTGCGTTCCCCATCGTAACTGCCGATGCAGATACTGTTGATGCACGTGGAATCGAATCAAGCGTTACTGTTGCACTTGCGGAAATTGATTCATAATAAGTACCACTTAAGGTTGCTCTGATATAAAACACACCTTTAATCGTAATACTCTTGCTGCCATCACTGTCATGACTGACTGTCTGACTGACAGTTCCAAGCGTATGTGTACCTGTGGAACTGATGGATGGAGAAGAATACGTTTTCTTCGTGCCTGCAATCGTAATAGAGTTGTCCGAACGACCACTAATGCTCAAACTCCAGTCATTAATCAAATATGCCGTACATTTGATTGTACTGGTATTGTCAGACACATTTTTCGTCTGCGTCCAACTGATTTTTAATTTATAATGCCCATCTTTGATGGAGCCTGAAAATGAACCACTAGATGCCATTTATCCCACCTCCTTAGGCTGTTGCATCTCTCCATTTGATAGAGAGATTTCCGGTATCTCTTGGTATAAAATCAAACCATCCCCTGGATTCATTTCCAAGGGACAGCTTATTTCTGATTTCTGCATTTGTAATAACTAGCTGCTGATTTGAAATATAGGCGATCTTCTGCCCATTCTCAAGGAAAGCCAGCTGTTCGTTAGAAAGTTCCGCAGTGAATGCATTTCCTACTTTACCCAGTTCAATAAGGGCACCTTTGAAACGGATATACTCTTCAAGTAACTCCTGGTTCGCAGCAACAGTACCCTTGATTTCATCTGTGACAGCAGTAAAGTCCATTCGAATCTCGGTACTGCTCTGCGTAATACTTGTTTCAAAATCCTTCTGGATGATTTCCATTTCAGATTTTGAGATGTACTCCTCTCGCACAGAACTTGTTATCTGTTCAGATGTAGATGTGATTTCCGAATAGCACTCCCTCACACTCTCCTGCAATGCAGATAAATCATCTTCATATCCTGTGAAATTCTCAAAGGTAGATTGACAGGAAGTAAGCAATGCCATACGCTCACCCCCTTAGTTGGATACATCACACTGCAGTGTAACCAAGCTGTCAATTTCTGCCGCTGACAGATAAATTACCTTTCCAGTCTTTCCAAACGTACTCTCCTTACCATCTTTATCCTGCTTGTACCAGGTATAGGTAAGACTCTGTTCTTCCGGTGATTCATTCCACGAACTTCCGCCGTAATCCATAAGAGTTACCGTCTGATTCGTATGGTCAATCTTATACCAGTAATCCCCACTTGAAGGATTAGATGGTTCTGTTTCACTGATAGGACCAAGCAGATGGTCTACTTCCTTCTGATTAGTTCTTACAATCACATATGGAACTACACCGCCCATATTGTTCTTTACAGTAAAGCCACCAATGGAAAGCATCTCTGATACATATGGATCTGATTTATCCTCCACAGTGATAACATCCACATAGGATTTTCCACCGTAGGTCATGGTACATCTGTAGGACTGGATGTTAACGATATCCGAACCGGATACTGTAAAAGTAGATGATGTTGCACCACTGATGTTTGTCCATGTTCCGTTCGTGTACTTTGCCCACTGATAAGTACCTGTAATTGCCGTAGCACCGCTATAAGCTGCGGTTGCAAGCTGAAGACTACCGGACTGATTGATAACAACCGTGCCGTTTGGTGCATAAACAGAAAATACAACTGCATTCTCACCATTCGTTCCATTAGCACCCGTATTACCTTTGTTGGATTTTGTCCATCCGAACTTCTTAACTACTGTCTTACCCGAAATAGTAAAGGTAAGGTCAATCGTTCCGTTCATCACAGATGCCCCACCAAGTGTTCCATTTGCAGCAAAGGTAAGAACAACAGAACCTGCAGCACTTGCCGTTGCAGCCGTATTTGTTTTTAAGGTAACACCGGATGGGAGTGTCCCTACAGAACAACTACAGGCTGTCTGTGTGATACCCACATATCCTGTGAATGGAATCGTTACATCGAGTGCTGTTGCCACAAGGCCACCATTGGTACAGGCAATCGTCTGTGCTTCGTTTCCTAAAATAATGGAAAGTCCACCGGAACCTGTACCACCTGTCGCACCAGGGTCACCTTTGGCACCATCGTACATTTTTGTAATTGTAATGGTGTCATAAACATCTGCATCATCCGTAACCAGTTTAATTTGAGCAACATTATTTACGAATACACTGTGGGTAGGTTTTACCACTAACGTTCCGCTTGTAATATTGCTGTTATCAGATGTTGTCGGATAGTCTGCCCATGAACCTGAACTGTTCTTATACTGCCATTTGCTGATAGATACGCCCTGTACAAGTGCCGATAAGGTTGACTGGCTTGCACCCACCAAAGTAGAACTTGTGTTATATTTGAAAACATAAGTATCTGCATTGATATAGGCGAGTCTCGCATTCTCCGCATTCTTTACCAAGGTGTAAGTAATATCAGAAGATATATTTACTGTGTTCTTTGTTTCAGAATCGTAGTAACTGATATAGCAGATATAGGTAATCATTCCCGAAGTAGACGCAGCAAGCTTATCCTGGCTTACGGTAAGAATACCGTTCTTTGCTGTTTCTCCTGTTGTGAGAGCTGACTCTGCTCCTGTACCATCTTTTCTCTTCCATGTAATCGTAAGTCCCGTAGAATTAAGTGCCACATTCGTCTGGTCAAGGAAGATGACCGGAGTAAGTGAAAGATTCGTACTTGCCCAGCTTGGCGAGTAAGTATGTGGCAGAACATTCGGATTTTCACTCTGCGTCTTTGGAAGATTTGATGTGATATATGCAGACAGTTTTCGCTGATCCGTAATGTCAACGAAAGTCTGCTGGCTAGATGTCAAAACTGTTGCCATGTATTATTCCTCCTTCATGTTCACTACACAATAAAAGGATGCGTTATCAAGCACATCCTCCGTAGTAATATTTATCTGTTTCATACCGATGTGGCTATTATCCCAATCGGCATCACTTTCTTCATTATCTGATTTTCGATGCCATACAAAGCATTCTGCATCAATAGAATCTGTAATATTCTTATCCCAGGAATAGACTCTGCACTTCAATATGCTCTGCTGCCCTTTATTCTTAAAGATGCTCACACCGTCACAGACAAGTTCTGTTCGGTACATCTTTGAAGAACTGATGTCTTCCACCATCCCTGTTACTTTGTCGATTTTTTTCGATTGTCCCAGGATATTTTCTTCCAATGCACTGATATTCTGATTCTGCTTTACAGAAATACTTGTCAGTTTCACACCGCTTGCACCGATAGTAATGGTATTACTTGCCGGGTTCAGATAATCCGTTGTCTTTGAAATACAAAGATATCTGCCGTCAATACCATGTGGCGGAGATTTGCAGTCCACATACTGCCTTGCACGGATATCTCCGATATCAGCACCCGTATCTGATTCATCTACAATGGTAAGTTCCATGCTGATGATACCTTTGACAAGTTCTGTAATTCTGACTTTGGATTTATTTAAAAGAACTCCCGGCAGATTCACATCGTCCCAAACTTCCGATGTCCATATCCACCCGATTTCCTTTACTGCTTCTTCATCATAAACATAGGGAATACCATCATTTACAGATGCAATGGAAACTCTCTCCTCTGTTTCCACTTCATTTCCTTCCTCATCTGTGGTCTTGATTTTCGCACCATACGGAATGAGCGCTGTCACCCTTTCTGTATGGTCCTTCGTAATCTTTACATCAAGTAAGTTCTTTCCAAACTCCACAGTCTGTACCGAATAGGTCTTAAAATCTGATAAGTAATCCAGGACTTTTCCGCTATCCGTATAACGGATACAAAGAAACCCACCATGTGTCTTGATGAGTTTATCCTTGATAGCCTCTAGTGTCACCGAATGCTCGGAATTGGAATAATGAATATAATCATTGCTATCCGTAACCGTTACATTCCCTACGGTGAATCGTTTCTTTTCTTCCACCTTTGCATTATGGTTTTCCACAAAGAGTTCCAAGAGCCCTTTGATTGTCCCCTGGTAATCGTATGGTGGCTGCAAGCTATCCTTCAGATAAGCAAGTGCCGACTCACAGGTCCATGTATGGGTGTTATAAAAGTCACTGCCATCGTCCAAGGCTCTCCCTTCAAACACCACACGATCATCTTTCTTACAGACAATAGTGGATGCCATCGGTCTTACCTTTTCAAGATACGGATGATTAAAGGGTGCTGATAAAGTCAAGCTATCTATATTTTCAGCATCTTCCTTGACCTGTGCCTGGGTAATGGCAAGCTGTGATAACTTTGGATGATAGAACAGTTCCCCATCCACAAATACACGAAACAGACTCATAAGCATCCCTCCCTATAACGAAAGGTTGTCGTTCCTGTTCCTGTTATAGTAAGACTATTCTCACCTCGCCCTAACTCCATTTCCGGGAACGTCCAAGTCCCGGCACTTACTGTTTTTATAAAAGAATCATCCCCAACCTGCCATGATAGAGTCGTTTCATCTGTTACAGTTACCGTTGGAACAACAGGCATATAGTCATTTTCAAGTGTGACCTTTCCGCCTCCGGTATAAGACACTACTGTTTCTTCCACATAATATCTGTACGAATCCCCATCTTCACAGGAAATCTCCACCGTCCCTTTCTTTGTCATAGGGTCATAGGATGGAGTTACTTTCAGAGTTCCTACCATATACAAAGTAGGCTCTTCACTTGTGATGACTTCTGACAACACACCGTTAAACATATTTGATGCTTCACTAACCATCACGTTATATTTATCTCTGCTGCCATGCATCGTAAAAATCATCTGAAAACTACGAGGCTCAAAGGATACTCTCCCAAGAGCCTCCGTATATCTGATTGGTGTATTTCTTCCAGGAACAACGATGGTATTGCTCTGTGCAACAGGAGTTGGAAAACTCACATTCTCTCTAAGCCATCCAAGACCCGCCATCGATATTCCGTTTATTTTTATATCTGGTCTCATAGACTTAACCTCCTGCTTAATTTCTGTGCCTGCCCAAGCTGCCCATCAATAGCAGGAAGAAGATGTCCCACTAATGTTCCATCCTCAAGATAGATTCCCTTGCTACTGTTTGCAGCAATAACAGCCAAATATTTCTCCATTCCACTCATGTCAAGCCTGTTTGTAAGAATACTTTCAAGCTGATTATAAAATCCCTTAAGTGGAAGAATTGCTTCTGCTCCTGCCTCGCCACCTGCCATAAGACTTGTTCCATTCATACCAAACACGGTAGGTCTGGTCATGATACCACCGTCCTTATACCAGTCAATGGAAAGTTTAGGGACACTAGGTGGTGCAATAGAAAGCTTACCGGAAATCTTGAAATGCGGAAGTTTAATCTTCGGCAGGCTGATTTTCATATTTGCAAAATAACTCTTGATTTTATCAACGATTCCCTTGATTTTATCCCTTGCCGCCTCGATCGGTGTAAGGATTGCATTCTTGATACCGTTCCATACTGTTGATGCAGTACTTTTAATACTGTTAAAAACAGAAGAAACTGTGGTTTTAATCCCATTAAACACAGTTGAAACCTTCGTCTTCACACTATCAACAACCGTAGAAATAGCTGCTTTGATACCGTTCCACACTGTAGTTGCAACCGTCTTGATTGCATTAAAAACTGTGGTCACCACTGTCTTTATTGCATTAATTACCGTAGATACTCTCGTACTGATAGCATTCCAAATAGTAGATATAACTGTTTGAATTGCAGTCATTACTGTAGTAATCACATTCTTTACCGCATTTACTGCAGCCCCTATAAAAGACTTGATTGCATCCCACACCGTCATAACGATGCCTTTACAGTTCTCCCATATAAACTGAAACGGCAATGTTATGATCTGGATTGCTGCCTCTATGATTGAACCAATAAGCATAAAAGCCGTCTGAATTGCATTGCAGATACCATTCCATACAGTCTGAATATGCGTCCATAATCCCATAAACCAGGTTTTAAGTCCTTCAATGGCAACACCTATTCCGTTACAGATAGTAGTCCACAGATTGCTGAACCACTCTGTAATTGCACCCCAGTTCTTTACAATTGCAATGATTGCTGCAATGGCAGCAGCCACTCCCGCTATGACTGCTATGATTGGCCATAGAGAAATTTCAAGTGCCCCTATCGAAACTGCTAATGCAGCAATCACCGGAACAAGAGCTATGAAAATTGCCATCAAGGCTCCCAGGATTATTGTAAAGTTCTGAACGGGTTCCGGTAACTTGCCGAACCACTCTCCAATCTTTGACAGCACAGCCGTAAGTGGCGGAATCAATGTGTTCGCAAGTTCCGCTATCTTTTCTCCAAGGGGAATAAGGGACTGCTGAAGTTTTCTTGTATTTGCCTCAAGCTGCTGCATCGGAGTTGTCGTTGCATCAAACATCCCCTGGGCAGAACCGGTTACACTGTCATAGGTAGATCCAACTGATGTAAGGGATGTGATGAACTTTAAGTTTCCATCTTCAGCCATCGTACCAAAGGCAAGTGCAGCAAGGTTCAGTGCTTCCTGTTGGTTTTCGCAAGCTGCAATATCCGCAACAATGGAATCAATAACCTCTTTCTGTGTCGCACCACCATTCTGCCAAGATTCGAACAGTTCCTGCGTCTTAGTAGAAAAAGAGCCAATGGAGTCTCCAATTGTTCCATCGGCAAGTCTGGTAGTTACTTCATTGATTGCATCATTTACCTTATCAAGGTTATATGCACCATTCTTGAGTCCATTATCGAGTAGCTGAAAATACTCTGATGCTGAATATCCCGCCTGTGAGAACTTACCTGCATATTCAGACAGGTTATCACCAAGTTCATTGGTCTTATCAAGACCATTCTGTGTACCTGTAACAATGTAATCCATTGCCTCTTGTGCAGTAAGTCCATACTGCTGCATCAAAGAATTGACACCACGAAGGGTTTCGTTCATGTCGATGCCGTAGACTTCATCAAGAGTGATTGCCTGCTGTGTAATATTGGTAAGGTCAGTTTCACTCAAATCACCGAGGTTCTTTTTTACCATAATAACCGCATTGGCAACACTATCCATACTTTCACCAACGCCTGCCCCATACACATTCTTGATTACCGTTGCAGATTTTTCCGCTTCTTCTCCGGTTTCTCCGAAATATGCATTGACCTTTGTAACAGCATTTTCTGCTTCGGAGTATGCGGTATAGGCACTATCACCAATCTGCTCTATCTTTTCTCCAACTGCCGAAAAGGCTTCTGCTGCCTCTACAAGTGCTGCACCTTTTGTAACATCTGCAATTTCAGAAATATCGTCCGCCGTATCGTTTGCAGCATCACCCGCTTTTTTCAGTTCAGTAATCAAATTCTTGATTGCCTCTCCGTCATCAACGGTATCAACAGCATCAGTCAGCTGATTAATATCAGCCTTACCTCCGGTTGCTGCCTTACCAATCTTTGCAAATGCAGTTCTTAACTGTTCTGAGTTTGCACTTCCACTTCTGATGGCAGAAGTCAGTTTACTTCCAAGGATATCGGCATAATCATCAACCTCTGTTCCTGTTGCATCAAAGAGTTTCTGTAATCTACTAAGGTTTGTTGCAAGACTTGTCTGTTCCGATGCAACTCCTGAAAGTTCGCTCTTATACTGCGTCAGCTTCTTTCTGGTTTCTTCTACTTCCCTTTGGAAAGCCATGTATTTATCCTGTCCGATATCTCCATTCTCAAAGGCTTCTGCCACCTGTTCCTGGGCATCTTCAAGTGCCTCCAGTTTCTTACTTGTATCAGCAACTGCCTGTGATAAAAGCTGTTGCTTTTGTGCCACTAATGTAGTGTTGGAAGGGTCAAGTTTCAGAAGACGGTTCACATCATTTAAGGCTGATTGTGTTTTCGATAATGAAGAATTTACTGATTTTAAGGCCTTATCAAGACCCGTGGTATCACCACCAATCTCTACAGTAATTCCTTTGATTCTGCTTGCCACTTTTTCACCTCCCGACATAGCAAAGGCACACCCCTACGGATGTGCCACATTAGAATTTATCAAAATCTTCCTGAGTTGCTACTCTGTTATATTTCACGCCATCATTTGCTTTTTCTGTCCACATATCAATGACAAGACCTACCGTTAATAGATCCATATCTGCAATCGATATGCCGATTTCTACACTACGCAGAAGGAACAGTGGCGTTGTCATCTCTCGCTCACTTCTGCCAAGCCTTTTTTTGCAGCAATGTCTGTCTGCATATTATCTCCCCACAATTCCAAAATCTGTGGTAACACCTCATAGATGGAGAACATCTCAAACTGGTCTAACCATTCTTCGATAGTTGAAGGGATGCTGTTATCAGCATGGTAGGCCATAATGTATGCCACGTTTTCGAAGATTTCCAAGTCTTCAATCTGAAACTCTTTACCTTCCGATTTCTTTCCTGTGTAAGAAGATTCCAATTTGGATAAGTCCTTAAAGATATCCCTTTTGAACTTCGCTCTGTATAAACGGGGAACTGTGGCAGAAGAACGGAAAGGCACCATCTTGCCACAGATTTCGATTTCTCTTTTAATCATCTGCTATGCCCTCCTTATTCTGCCTGCTCTGCTGCAGTAGGAACATATACTGTCTTATACCAGTTGTCATATGCAGTCTGATCAGTTGTATCCCCGGTTCTTGCTTTAACAAGACCATCTGCTCTTGGGTCTGCAGTAATGGAAAGTGTTTCTGTACCAGGTTCAATCGTATCTTCTTTTGTTTCAGATTCGATGGAAGGACGAGATGCACTGCAGTTATATAAGACGTGACGGATTGCATTCACATCACCATCAAACTCAAATAACAGTGCGAACTTCACGCTTTCTGTCACATTGCTGCTTTCCACAAGAACACCTTTAGAGTCGAGTGCCTCCTGCAAGATTTCTGTTCTGAACCATTCCGGGATAAGGGCAATCTGCAAATCACCACTGTAACCGTTATTAGTAGAAGAACGGAAATATACAATACCGTCAGCATAGAACGGACTGGACTCTCCCTCTGCATCCAAACTGATACTTACCGCACCAGGGATAGCTTTAGGGTCAGCATAAGAAAACGACTTCACACCTTCTGTTTCAGTTTCAGTCATCTTTGCTGCGTATACATTTTTTAGATTGTATTTCACTTTATTTCCCATAAGTCTTAAACCTCCGTTTCAAAAATATATAGGACTTCATATAGCTTTTCGCTTTCAATCCATGTTTCCGATTTGTTATAAAAAATGCCATGCTCATCGAGCACAGCTTCAAGTTTCTGTTCCACCGTCAAATCTTTAAAATCGGTGTACAGTTCGATATGAACTTCATTTGCCTTAAAATACACCCTGCCGTCTGCAGAGAAATTGTTACTTCCAGGAAGAAGGTAACAGATAAAAGGTGGCTCTGGGGATTCCCCTTCGGCAAAGTGATCATAGGCAAATGGTATCTCTGTTTCCTTTAGGATATTGACTAATTCAACCATCCACATCACCCCTTCAATGCTTTTTCTATATCAGTTTCAAACTGCTCGATACCCTTGGCTTCAGCTGATGCAATATGGACGTTACCACTGACTCTGCCACCACCTCGCTTGGCATGACCAAACTCCAAAAGATGTGCAAGCTGATAATGGCTCTTGGAATGCACCGCTACTTCAAGGGAACTGGCTGTTTCTCTGACATTTTTAACTGCCCAGCTTTTACTGTAATCTCCGGTATCCTTTGGTGCTGAAATTTCGATTTCCTTCTTTACAGTTTTCCCTGCTTCTTTTACTGCAGTCTTTACTTTTTCAGAAGAAACATCTACATACTCTTTCAAGGTATCTTTTATGGCATCAGCAAGTCCGTTTACTTTTACTCTTCTTGCCATAGCTACCTTCTCACTTTCTGACATCTAAACTTCAGCAACTTCTTTTTATAGTTCATATGGTCAACGGATAAAATGTTGTAGATTTCTCCGTTAAACATGATGCGGTACTCTGTGTTATTGATAAAGGATGCCGCTTTACAGTAACGAACGGAAAAGCTGATATCAGAATCATCCACAGTAATGCCTGCAACCGAAGTCTCTCTTCCACCTTCTCCACCTACCGTAGCAAAACAGGAATAATACTCTCTCCAGGCATTCCTTCTATTTCCAATTTCATCTACAGTGATTTCGTTCTTTTCCACCGTTATCTTTACATTCAAAAGTGCAATATCCATCAGAACATCTCCTTTCGAATCCCAAAGAGCAGTGAGCGAAGAGACAGTGTCAGCTGTTTATGGTCTGCCTCCTCACGATTCTCATACAGATATGCAACAGCATACATAATGGCAATTCGTGAGTTCTTTTCCTGGGCAAATACTGAAATATCATCACACCTTGCCACATCCAGGCAGATGGTTTCTGCAGCAGATATAAAGGCTTTCAGAAGTTCATCATCATCGTCAAAATCTACTCTCAAATAATTTTTCATTTCTTCAAGTGTCACGATTTCCATGCCATCACCTCACAAAGCAGGGTGCTGCCGTTATGACAACACCCCTAAAACAATTCTTAGCTAGATGTAGAACCTGCCTTCTGTGCAAGAACCTTTACTGCTTCAGATAAGATAAGCTTACCGTCTACTCTCTGTGAACCGATAAAACCTACCTGTCCTGTAGTAGCATACAGTTCATTAAGTCTTCTAAAAGAACGACCCTGTCTGTCAGCAATCCAGTAATATTTAAAATCACCAAATGCGATAGTCTTTGCACCTGCAGCCGCAGTAGGCATATATGCAGATGTATAAACAGGTCTGCCAAGTAACTTGTCCGGAGTTCCTTCCGTTAAAGAAGGCTGCCATAAGTACTGACCTGTGCTGTCCTTTAACTTACGAACTGCTTTTACAGTTGCATCGTTTAAAATCCAAACAGCATTCTTTCTGTAAGGAGTCTTTAAGCTGTAGTAAAGGTCGATGATTTCATCTGCAGTAATCGCTGTTGCAGATGCAGCTGTTACACCAACATCAGCACCACCTGTTGCTGCAAGGAAACCTAAAGGCTTACCATTACCATCGCCTGTGAAGAATGCCTCTTCCTCACGAGCACCGATACGTCTTGCGAACTCTTTAGAGATGTAATTCTCAAGGTCAAATACACTGTCGTTGATAAGTTCTTCAGATACCTTGATAGTTGTACCAAGTTTGAAAGAACCGATAGTAACCTGTCCAAAGGAATCATCAGAATCCACATAAGGACCTTCTTCATCAATCCAGTTGGCAGAACCCTTGGATGCTACCACAGGGATTTTTCTCTCACCGGAAGATGTCTGAATCACGTGTGCAAGAGAACGGAACATATTCTGTTCTTCAAGTGCCTCTACAAGAGTGTGTTCGAATTCATCCGGTACTAAATAGCCACCTTCTGTATCCACACCTTCCTGTAGTGCATTCATGATTGCAGGGTTCGGAACTTTAGAACGCATTACATTCCAGAAGTTCTTCTTATAATCATCTGCTGCTCTGCCTGTCTTTTCTTCTTTTTCCTTACCACCATTCATTGGCTTTGCAGTGATAGGTGTGTTCACAGGCTTATTAAGTTCATCTTCCATAGCAGCTTCTCTCTGCATACGAGAGATTTCTCTGCTCATGTTTTCGATGTCCTTTTCCATATTCTGATAAGTTGCGTAATCTTCATCAGAAAGTACGCCCTGTTCATTTTTGTGAGACTCTGCAAAGTTCTTTGCAGCTGTCCACGCTTTACTTCTCTTATTCATCATTTCTAAAATAGTCATGTTTCTATACCTCCATTAATTACATGAATTTTTTCATGGTGTTCAGACGCTCCATGATTTCATCTACGGAGTGTCCTTTCTTTTCAGGCTCTTTAATCTGTGCCTGGTCAGTTACTGACTTCTTTGTTTTCTGAACCTTTGCTGCGACCTTATTGAATAAGGCATTGTTCACAGCTTTTCTTGAAAACATCACTGCTGTTTCAGATGTATCCTCACTCTTGCCATCACGGATCACATCATCTGCAAATCCAAGTTCAATGGCCTTATTGGCATTCATCCAGGTTTCAGAATCCATAAGATGTGCAAGTTTTGTACGGGATAATCCGGTTCTGATTACATAGGCATTGATAATGGACTCTTTGACTTCATCGAGCATTTCAATAACCTTTGAAAACTCTGTATGATCTCCAAAGGCACCCGTTGCAGGATTGTGAATCATCATCATGGATACCGGAGACATAAGTACCTTGTTTCCTGCCATTGCAATGACCGATGCTGCACTTGCAGCGATTCCATCAATCTTGATAGTCACATTGCCTTTGTATTCGCAGAGCATGTTATAAATCTGTGCTGCCGCTATGCAGTCACCTCCAGGAGAGTTAATCCATACCGTGATGTCACCCTGCCCGCTATTAAGTTCATCCTTGAAAAGCTGTGGAGTCACATCGTCATCGAACCAACTTTCTTCTGCGATTGTCCCGTTCAGAAACAGAATTCTCTCCGCTGTTTCCGTCTGATTCTTCCAGTTCCAGAACTTCTTCGTCTTCATCTGTGCTTACCTCCTTTCCGTTATCTGCATTTGCAAAAATTCCCGCATCCTTCAGCTTTGTCATATTTCCGTTGATGAGATATAAATCACCGCCTTCTTCAGCAGGGATACGGTCAAGGTTCTCAAGTTCACGGATGTCATTGGCACTCATCCAGCCGTTCTGTCTTCCAATGGCATAGCCATTCATACGGCTCTGATAATCACCACGAAGAAGTCCGTCCACATTGAACTTGATAAAATACTTACTTTTGTCAGCAGTAGGAATCAGAGAACGAATCATGGACTGTTCCCATCTGGAAACCCAAGGATCTAGCGTGTACTTCACGAATTCCAGGGACTGCTGCTCAATATTAGAAAAGCTCGACTTCTCAAGGTCACCCACCATGTGAGGAGGGACTCTGAAAATTCGAGCTATCTCATTGATTTGAAATTTTCTTGTTTCCAAGAACTGTGCCTGTTCCGGTGAAATGGAAATCGGTGTGTACTTCATTCCTTCTTCCAAAACAGCTACTTTATGTGCATTGGAACTTCCACCAAATGTCGAAGTCCAGCTGTCACGGAGCCTTGCCGGGTCTTTAATTGTTCCCGGATGTTCAAGCACACCACTTGGTGCTGCACCATTAGCAAAGAACTTGGCTCCATATTCTTCGCAGGCAATTGCCATACCAATAGCATTCTTGGCCATAGCAATAGGCGAATATCCTACAAGACCATCAAATCCTAACCCTGGAATGTGGAGTACGTCTGTGCTTTCCAGTTTTACCATGCTCCCTTTCATAGTCGGAGCATCATCTCTTGAAGTATTGTAGGTGTAATAAAGTTTCCCGTGTTCATCTCTGTCCACAGTCATTCGATTAGGCATCAGCGGATATAGTGCCACCACTTCTCCCTTACCATTTCTAATAATCTGTGCATAGGCATTTCCCCAAAGCAACAAATGCGTCATCAGCGTTTCTCTGAAAACAAAAGATGTCATTTCCGGGTTCGGTTCATCATGCAATAAAAAATACAACGGATGGTCGATGGCTTTTTCCTTTCCACCGTCTTCGTTGTATCTGTAAACATGAAGCGGCAGGCTTGCTACCGCTTCAGATAATATCCTTACGCATGAGTACACTGCAGTCATCTGCATGGCAGAACGCTCATTGACAGGCTTACCGGATGTCGAACCTCCCATAAGAAATCTGTATGCACTTCCGCTTGTTGCATTACTAGGCTTATCTCTAGCCTTAAATATTCCAGATAAAATACCCATAGGTATCACACTCCTCCCTAGATAATAAATAAGCCTCTGTCATCATATACAGAAGCACTTGTATCGACACCACAGCGAATGGCTCTATCAAGACCCATAATCGTTGCAATGGCACCGTCTATCTTTTCAGTTGATTTTTCTTTATCTGCCTTAATATTTCCGGCAGGGTCAGTTCGAATAAAGATGTTATCCATCATCCATCGAAGAACCGGATGACCACCGTGTGCAAGTTTCTGCTCAAGCGTCAGTTTCATCAGTTCTTTTGTCGGAGGAGACATATCTTTAAACCCCTGCCCAAATGGAACTACGGTAAATCCCATACCTTCCAGGTTCTGAACCATCTGCACAGCACCCCAACGGTCAAATGCAATTTCACGGATATTGAACCTCTCACCGAGTTTTTCGATAAACTTTTCAATATATCCGTAATGCACAACGTTTCCTTCTGTGGTCTGCAAATATCCTTGTCTCTCCCACACATCGTATGGGACATGATCCCTTCGGACTCGCAGTTCCAAGGTTTCTTCCGGTATCCAAAAGTATGGTAGCACCACGAACTTGTCATCTTCATCAAGCGGTGGAAACACAAGCACAAAGGCTGTGATATCCGTTGTACTTGAAAGGTCAAGACCGCCATAGCAGACCCTTCCTTCCAGATCTTCTTCCGATACCCTAAAGGAACAAGCATCCCATTTCTCCATCGGCATCCATCTGACTGCTTGCTTTACCCATTGGTTAAGCCTTAGCTGACGGAAACTGTTCTCTTCTCCTGGATTTTGCTTTGCTGATTCACAGGCTGTCTTTACCTTCTCCATTGCAACTGTAATTCCAAGGGATGGATTTGCTTTCTTCCATACCTTCGGATCTGTCCAGTCATCACTTTCATCTGCACCATAGATAACAGGATAAAAGGTAGGGTCGATTTTTCTTCCTTCAATGATATCCTTTGCCTTCTGATGAGTTTCGTAGCAGATGGAATTTGTATCCGTACCTGCTGTTGTAATAAGGAAATACAGTGGCTGCGTTCTGGCATCACCGCTCCCCTTGGTCATAACATCAAACAGCTTTCTGTTTGGTTGAGTATGAAGCTCATCAAATACAACACCGTGAATATTGAAACCATGCTTGCTGTAAGCCTCTGCCGATAACACCTGGTAGAAACTATTCGTAGGTAAGTACACGATTCTTTTCTGCGATGCTAATATCTTTACTCTTTTATTCAGTGCAGGACACATACGCACCATATCAGCAGCAACCTCAAATACGATTGATGCCTGTTGGCGGTCAGCTGCACATCCATATACTTCTGCACGTTCTTCTCCATCTCCGCAAGTAAGCAGTAGTGCAACAGCAGCCGCAAGCTCTGACTTCCCTTGCTTCTTTGGTATTTCGATATATGCAGTATTGAACTGACGATATCCGTTCGGTTTTATCGTTCCGAAGATATCCCTTATAATCTGCTCCTGCCAATCAATCAATTCAAATGGCTTTCCTGCCCATGTACCTTTGGTGTGGCACAGGCATTCAATAAAGGAAACTGCATAGTCAGCCATTTCTTTATCGTAGACAGAATCCTTAGCTTTGAACTTTGTCGGCTTATATTTCTTCAGTTTTCTCAAGTGTCCACCTCCCAAATGGCATAAAAATAAGACCATCTCTGGTCTTTTCTGTAATGAGGAACAGCCCCTATGGAGCCGTTCTACTTAATATTTCATTGTTATTCTGACTAGTTATTACTGTATAAAAGGATGCAAAGTGCCATTTCTGCTTCTTCGCAGGTCGGTTCTATGTCCCAACCTCTGTCATAATTTGCAATCCACTCACCATCCATCTTAAGACTAAGTTTTGATATCCTGCCGCCGTTGATTCCAAACTGGCTGCCCTCTTCGTAAACCTTAATCCAGTAATGTACGATTTTGGTGCTGCCGTCTTTCTTCGGTATGCTGATTGACCCTTCTTTCCACATGGTTTAGTCCTCCCCATACATTATGAAATGTACATATTCACTTCGATGCTCTTCTATGAAAATAACCAGTTCATAAAAGTTCATCTCATGGGCAAGTCTCTGCACATAGTGGATATCAAACATATTGGTAAGGCCTGTGCTTCGAATGGCAAGAATCTGTTCTTTAATTTTCGTATTCATCACTGCACTCAACCTTTCCCTGCACAAGTTCTGCGAAAATCTTAATATATCTTTCACATTCACTACCTTCGGAATTGCATATAGCTTCAAAGTAGAACTTCCCAGCATCTTGTCTTGTATCCCAGACCTCGGTCTTGCCGTAGCAGGTAACCTTTACGGAATCCAGCTTTCTGCAGATATCTTCTCCGTAGACTACGTTCAGTCCACTTCCATTGTCCCAAGCCACCAGGATGCTGCCGGTGTCATCTACACCTCGCACCGTACCTCTTGTTCCAACAGGTGGAGCCTGCACGTCATCCATCTTTACAAGCTCCACTCTAGTTCCTGCCGGATAAGTTTCTTTGATATGCTCTACTATCTTTTTATTTGGAAACATCATCGTTCTTACCTCCGTTCTTGAATGCTGCAGAACCTGTGAAGTTCTGAAGTAAAATCTTTCTTTCCTGCTTGTACTCGTTTCCAATAAAACCGAGTCTTAAAAGGAAACAACGGAAGGCGTACTTTTCATTTTCTACATCCTTTTCCTTTGCATTGACTCTCTTCTGATTCTTTGCCATTTCGCAAAGTGCGTAAATAAAATGGGTATAGGCTTTTACCGCATCGTCTTCTGTCGGCTTAATCCCAAACCAAGGAAAGCTGACCTTTTCATCTGTTTCTTCGATTGGAAGTTCGGTGAGTCCTAATGCCTTTTTAATAAGAGTCTGCTTGGATGCCACGATGGCCTTTAAGTTTCCAAGTGTTCCTTCAGTAAAGTAAGCCTTTGGCAGGGCAACTGTAAGCCCCACATCTTCGCGCTGTGGCTCTTCTGTTGGGTTCTCGGACGGATTTTCATCCCATTCTTCCGGGTGAATTCCGGTTGCCATCACGCAGGCATCAATGACCTTACTGCTTTCTTCGATACTTTCGGTATCATCAAATTCTAATGTTCCGTCTTTTAGCACCTTGTAAGTACCGATCTGGTATGCTGCACTTGGCATTCCCAGGTATTTGGATTTGATATCCAGTTCCTTCTCAATTGCTTTTACCATGTCTTTTCTTTTTTCTCCTGTTACATTGAAATGTAATATCATATGTGTACCTCCTTTATTTTGCGGTACTACATATATCACTCTAAAGCACATAAATAGCAAGTTATATATCTGCAGATTACTGTACTATTTCTTTGTGCTATTCTGGGCATAGTACACAATTCCCGAAAGAACAAATATTACGTTCGGAAGTGCCACACCATTTCCCCAAAGCTTATATTCAGCAGAATCAGAATGCGGGTCTTTCAGCCATTTTATAATCTGCTTTTCACTTTTTGGTTTTGTAGATTTTCCAATGACTTCTCTATGAGTTTCAAACACCTCACTCCAGAACTTGATGTCATCTTCTGTCGGTTCTTCCGTTTCAAGGTGGCTGCACCACCAATCCGGGAATCCTTGCAGCCTAGCACATTCTGTAGGAGTAAGCCTTCTTACGATATAGGAAGGTGCATTGTCATTTACAATCGGAGGGTCTTTATAATCCGTAGCAACAAGTGTGTTTGCCAGTTCTTCATTAGCCTCTGTAAAAAAGGATGCCTTGGAAGAAGAAAAAACAGGTATCGCAACAGCACTCGGTCCTTGGGTATTTAATGTAGAATTAACACCCTTATCATTTATCCCAGGAGTTCGTGCGAACTTCTGTCCACAATTGAAAGCCTCACGGTCAATAGCATAAACAATAGCGTGTTTATCTGTAGCATTAAGTGTGAATGAAACATCTTCATTGATGCCATCACCTCTTGGACCGTTCTCTTCTTTTCTTCCAATCATAGAGCCTTGCAGTGATACAACTGCCATGCCACCCTGATTACAAGTAGGATTCCCACCGTTACCATCCAGACATCTTGCTGTATCAGCTTCATAGAAACCACTATGTGGATTGGAAGATTTCATGGCATTACTGTCTTTTGCACAGATACCATATACAACTACAACACCGCCTTGATTGGAATCCGGAGCATTACCACCCGTGTCTATGGTTCTTGAAATCTCTGTTTCATAACAGTTCTGTCTAGCATTTCTTGTTCCTTCAGAAGTAAATCTCACATCAAAGCACTTGGCATCTTCTACCACAAAAGGCTGATTGTTACCGCCAGTTCCATAGGTAGAACTTACCGTAGGTGCTGTTTTAAGTGGACCCGTGTATCTGGTATCCTGTGAATGGTTCTCAAAGACTAGCTTGCTGCCTGTTTCATCAGTGCCTCTTTCAAGACACTCGGCAGTTCCTTTCCACGGGAAGATGCCCTTCTTAAAATCCCCAGACAAGCCTTCTGACTCAAATAGTATTTTTCCGGCACATCCACCTGCAAAATCTGCGACAAGGTAGATACGCTTTCTTCTTTGGGGAACTCCCCAATACTGAGCATCAAGGACTCTCCATGCGATGGAGAAATCATCTGCCACGATGTTCCCTGCATTCTTCCATTTCCCTTTTGGAGGTTCAGGAACAGTAACATCTGCTGATTTGACTTCGCAGAGACTCTTGAGGACTTCTCTGAAGTCTTCGCCTTTGTTCGAACTGAACGCACCGGGGACGTTTTCCCAGACCACAAATCTTGGATACTCGCCATTTGTCTTACACCTCATTTCCTTTATGATTC